TATTCTTCCCTGACGAGGCGATTCCTGTTAACTCATCAAAAGATGAAATCGCAGACAAGAGTAGATTTTTAGTTAAAGCAGCACAATTACCTGCTTCAAATATTGCACCTATTCTTATCCCATTTAGAGGAAGAAATTTAAAAGTTGCTGGAGACCGCACATTTGAACCTTGGACAATCACTGTTATTAATGATGTTGATTTCAAAATTAGAACAGCATTTGAAAGATGGATGAATCTAATTAACAAACATGAAGATAATGCTGGTCTTACAGATCCAACAGCGTATCAAAAAGATCTATTTGTAAGACAATTAGGTAGAGCTGCAGTAAGTGGTTCAACTCCAGATACTGCTTCACAATTACCTGTTCTTAAAATGTACAAGTTCCACGGAACTTTCCCAACAAATGTTTCAGACATTGCTCTATCTTATGATAGTTCTGATACAATTGAGGAGTTTAGTGTAGAACTACAAGTACAATGGGTTGATGTTCAAGATTCAGAGTCTAAGACACAAATTGGCACAGGAGCATAAATAGTGCTATAATAGTAGCAAAACGTTTATACAATGGCAAAACTTTTTGGATTTAAGATCCCCGACGG